CTTGGAAGAAGCGAGGGCGGGGGAATGAAAATATGGTTTGTTCTTCTGGTGCTGCTGTTTTCTGGATGCGCTGGCAGCGGCGTTAAATGCGAACTGGTTGATTACTTATATAGGTGTCCGACATGATCGAATGCTATTTTAAATGGTGTCAGCATCATAACAAAGACGAACCTTTCTGCACTATGGATTCGTGTGTCGCTGACGAAAACGCGTTGAACGCGTTCGGGAAGCTACGCCGCATCGAGGAACTAGGTTGGACGGACGGAAAGCGAGCTATTGATATTTTATACGACATAAAGGAGTGTTTGCACGATGTCTGAAAAATCATTCTGGCGCACGTTGTCGATGAACATGGCGAAGTGTGACGGATGGCGCGAAGCAACGCGGCACGAAGACAAACTGCAACGCGGCATCGCGGACGTGTCAATGGTGAATAACAGCGGGAATCATGGCTGGATAGAATTGAAAAAGCTTGGAGACTGGCCGAAGCGTGAATCGACGATCGTGCGGTTCCCGAATTACACGGACGAACAACGTTTATGGCTGCGTCGCAAAGGTGAAGCCGGGGGCAACACGTGGCTTCTGGCAAAGGTCGCGCGTGATGTGCTATTATTCGATTATTACGCGGCGCAGTCTGTCGGGTATATGAATAAAAAAGAAATGCTAATATCTGCTACTGCGTCATGGATTGGTAAAATGAACTACGAAGAATTAGGCGAAAAATTATGCGAAAGGTGAAACAAATTGCGGTGACTGAGTCCGCCGAAACGGAGCTAATGCACTGGACGATAACAATTTTCGCGTTGTGTGAAGACGGGACAATCTGGCGGCGGGAAAACGAAACCGAAAAATGGATATTTATCGAAGGACCGCCGGAAGGGAAACCAGATTATCATGAACCTACTCTTGAAGAAATGGCGGAACATCTTAGAAACAAGGGCGGGAATCAGACGTTCGTGGGACGCGGGCACCATTTAGCGCCGGGGAAACCCCGGGATGAAAAGGTAAATAAATTATGAAACTGTATTCATACGAACACTTTGCGATTCAACGTCGGCGAAAAGGTAAATCACAAGATGATCTCGCGCACGAAGCCGGAGTTACTCAAGGGTTCATTGCCCAGATCGAAAACGGGCTGCGGAGCATACCGGAAGATATCCAGAAGATTTATCCTAAGAAGCTGACATCTGTCAAGCGTCATGAAATGTTCTGGCTATTGCTGCGCCGGGCAGGATTGAGGCATGAAGAAGCGAAAAAGCTTTTTAGTGTTACCGCCCGAGAATTTAACGACTGGATGCGGGGCGATACTAGGATTCCAGACTGGGCTTTTGATTACGCAGTAAAATGCGAGCCGCGGAACCGTAAAAAAGTTTAAAAAAACGCTTGCCTTTTTGTAGTTTAGTGTTATAATTAAAACAGTTAAACAAACAGAAAGGAAAACGAAATGAGCAGGCTGGACCCGAAAGTACACGAAGAAAATCGTAAGGCAAATCAAAAACACGAAATTTACAACGCGCATCATCAGGCAGTGACGCAATGGCTTCTCGACAACCCACATATAGGATGGTTGAACGGCGGCAAATACTATAAGATCGTCGACGGGAAAAGCATCCCGGTTCCGGAATTTGGACAGTAATAAAATCAAGGCCCCCGAAAGGGGGCTTTTTATTGCCTGAAAAAAGTTGTAATAAATGATTAAAAAAACTTGACAGTTCTGGCAATAGTGCTATAATTAAAACAGTTAAGCAAATCAACCCAGAAAGGAAACAACGAAATGAAAAAATATCTTGAAACTCTGATTACTGAAAAAGGCGTCGACCTTGATCAAGAAATTATTATCGAAGGTCACTTCGGACTGACTTATGAAATGCTGATTGACTACATCGACGGCGCGAAAGAATATCACGCGCAGATTAAGAAGACTCTGGTCATGATCGATTTCAAAAACGGCGACGTGTTTCATTATCTTAACTACTTAGCCGAAGGAATGATTAAGGCGCTAGGCTTGGATTGTTATTTGTAAACTAACCGCCCCGGGAAACCGGGGCATGTCGATGCTCGAAGAAATATAGACGCCATAAAAAAGCCCCGGCGTGTCGTAACATGACCGGGGCAAACCTTGGCAGGGAGGAATCTACCTAGACGAAAATAGTAACAGACTCGAAAAATAATTGCAAAAAAACTTTAAAAAAGCTTGACAGTTTTGGTAATAGTGCTATAATTAAAACATTGAAACAGCAACTAGAAAGGAAACAACGAAATGAAAAACACTAGCAACCACGCAGCAGCAGCAAAAATGATCCGCGCAGAACTGAAGAAGAACGGCATCAAAGCCAGCGTTCGCGCCAAGTCTTACAGCGGCGGCAGCAGCATAACCGTCGATATTCTGGAAGACATTACCCCGGCAGCGGTTAAAGAAATAAGCGCCTTTTGTGATCGTTTTGAAATGGGAAGCTTTAACGGCATGGAAGATATTTACGAGTACAACAATCGCAACGACGATCTTCCGCAAGTCAAATTTGTATTCGTCAACATGGATTACAGCGACGAGTTAAGAGCCGAAGCCCGCGCTTATGTCGAAGCTAACTATGCCGCAGACGATGAATATAGGCTTCAGGAAGAAACCAGAAACGTGATCAACGGCTACTGGGGGAACTTCTGGATCAATCGCAAGCCCCGCGTCAAGGTCGCGGCATAAGACAAAACGAACCCGGCGGAACATTGCCGGGTTTTTTCTGGTTCCTGTAAAGATTATCGGAAACTTTTCAGTTCTGTTAATAAAAAAGTTTTCGTTTTGTTCTCGTTTTGTCGCTAACTGGTGACATTTCGAGGTTCTCGTTTTGTTCTCGTTTTCTGTTTAAAAGCTGTGGATAAGCCGTATTTTTTCTCGTTTTGTTCTCGTTTTTCGCTATATAGTAAACGGCGGATTTGACAAAAAATCAGTTGAAGGTGTGTTTGAAACATAACAGCGTTTACATTTACAGTTTACATTTTTGTCAAATGTTGACAATTGTTTGACAAAAATGTCAAACTTTCAAGAATCATGCCAGTTTTTGTGCAGAATATTAGCAAGGCTCTTAGAGGGCGCGCGCGCGCAGAAAGTCGATTTTGGTTTTCGAAAATTTCCTGCCGAAAATCCTGTTTACTTTATATGCGATTGAACAAAACGAGAAACTAGATTACTATCTGCGCAAGCGTGAAGCGAACAGCGGGAAGCCCGATGGCAAAAGATGAAATTAAAATCGAAGACGATCTTCTAGACGACGAACTATTTTCTGTTCCAGATTTTACTATGCCGGAATTCCGCTGGACGGTTAAGCGTCAGGAATTCGTTTATCATGTGGCCCGGCATGGTAACGGGTATCAAGCTGCACGCGATGCAGGCATGGCGGACAAGTCTTCCGAATGGCTGCTGAAACAACAAGCGGTCCGCGACGCGGTCCAAGAAGAAATCGCGAACCAGCTTGCGGCGTCGAAGGAATCGGAAGAGTCTGTTATCGCGCGCTGGGCAATGTGGGCTAAAGCGGACGTTTGCAGTATTTTTAACGCAGACTGGACGCTGAAGTCTATGGAGAAAATACCAGACGCGCAGCGCAAATGCATCAAAAAAATTAAAGTGACTCATTCTGCGCACGGTCGAAACATTGAAGTTGAAATGTTCGACGCGCATAAGGCTAACAATGATCTAGCGCAAATGATGGGATTATTAGGAAAGGGCGACAATGACACAACGCCGCCAGAAGAAACAGCGAAGCAACTTCAATCGGCTTTACAGGAAATGCGAATTTTAGATGGCGACTCCGTTCCAGTCGAAACGCCTTCGGGGTCTGGCAGCGAAGAAACAGGTAGGCGTCTTAACTAGTCGCTGGACCCCGCTTCGTTACCATCCCGAACAGCATCGATTAATCCACAGCCCAGCACGATTCAAAGTTGTGCCAGCGGGACGCCGTTCTGGTAAAACAGAACGCGGCAAGCGGCGACTTGTCCGCGCGTGTCTTTCGGCTGAATCGCAATTTCCTGATCCGAATTATTTTGCCGCTGCCCCAACACGCGATCAAGCAAAACGGATTTACTGGGACGATCTGAAATCACTATCGCCCCGTCAATTCGTCTGGAAGACTAGCGAAACAGAATTAACGATCTGGTACAAAACCGGCGCGAGTCTTTCTGTTATCGGCATGGACAAGCCGCAACGAATCGAGGGTTCGCCGTGGGACGGCGGAATTCTGGATGAATTCGCTAACATGAAGGAAATTGCATGGGGCGAAAATGTCCGCCCGGCATTATCTGACCGGAACGGCTGGGCTTGGTTGATCGGTGTTCCCGAAGGACGAAACCACTATTACGACGTTTTCAACAATGCACTAGGTCCGTGGAACATTTCGAACGGCGGAGAATGGGACGGCTTCACGTGGTTTAGTTCTGATATTCTGCCCGCTTCGGAAATTGAATCTGCCCGGGCAACGCTTGACCCGCTGACATTTCAGCAGGAATACGAAGCCAGTTTCGTCAACTTCGAAGGGCAGGCTTACTACCCGTTCGATCGTGTTACCCACTGCGGCGCGCTTCGTGATGAATACAACCCCCGGGCCGATCTTGTTTTCTGCATGGACTTTAACGTCGACCCCGGAACCGCAGTCGTTGCGCAGGAAGTTAACTTTCCCAGAAAGATCGCTATTGCTGATTCGGTTAACGTGAAGGGCGCGACATTTTTTGCAAACGCATCAGTCCCGGCAGTCAGCGGGACCGGCGTACTCGGTGAAGTCTACATTCCACGAAACAGCAACACGCCAGCAGTATGTAACAAACTCATAGCCGACTGGGGTGATCATGCCGGGCGCATTATTCTGCACGGCGATGCAACAGGTGGGTCCCGTGGAACTGCACAGACGGAGGGGTCTGATTGGGATTTAGTAAAAAAAGCTATGTATGCGCACTATGGCGTCGAACGGGTTCATTTCAGAGTCCCTTCCAGTAACCCGACTGAACGTGCTAGAATCAACGCCGTCAATACACGATTGAAGTCCGGCGACGGCGAAATTCACATGATGGTCGACCCCGTTCATGCTCCGCACGTCGTAAAAGATTTTGAAGGTGTTCGCTTGCTCGCGGGAGGCAGTGGCGAACTTGACAAAAAAGCGGACCCGAAGTTAACGCATTTAACTGACGGTCTGGGTTATTATATCGCCGACGAATTCCCCGTGTTCAAGCGGGGAGCGGTAACGCAACAGGTTTACTACTGATGCCAGACAAAAATCCCGTAGCCATCCCGTCGAAATACTGGGAATCGAAATTTGATACGTGGCAGATGGTCGACCATTTGACCCACGGCACGCACGCGATGCGGTTAGCAGGAAAATCGTATCTACCACAAGAGCCGCGCGAACCCGAAGAAGCTTACAAAAACCGATTAGCTCGGTCCGTGTTAACGCCTTTATACGAAGATACAATTCGTAAAATGGTCGGTAAGATTATGAAGCAACCGGTCATTCTGGAAGAAGATGTTCCCGTCGCCATCAGTCGATACGAAGATGACATCGATGCGGGCGGGACGGATATCAACGAATGGACCCGGCGAATTGCTTACTGGGCATTGAATCATGGCGTCACTTACATCCTTGTCGATTCCCCTAACATCCAGCGCCTTCAGCAAGACGGGCGCGAGATAAGCCGGGCCGATGTCAACCGTGGAACACTTCGACCTTATGCCGTGCATGTTAAGGCCCCGCAAATTCTCGGCTGGAAAACAGAAGTTATTGACGGGCAAATCGTTTTAACACAAGCCCGGATTTTGATGATTACGGAAGAAGATATTCCGGGCAATGAATTCGGTCAACAGGAAATCGAGCGAATCCATGTATGGGAAATCGGTCGTCGTCGGATATACCGAAAGGATGTTGACGAAAATGGAAATGAAGAATGGATTCTTGAAGAAGACAACGTCGTCGATCTTCTTGTGATTCCACTGGTTCCGGTATACGGCGAGCATGTCGACTTCATGAAGGGCGAACCGCCTATGCTAGAAATTGCACATCTGAACGTGACCCACTGGCAAAGCGATTCTGATCAACGACACATTTTGCACGTTGCACGCGTGCCGATTCTGTTCGGTTCTGGTCTGGGTGATCCAGATCGCGGTGATTTTGAAATTCAAATCGGCGCAAATACCATGACCCGGGGTCCGCAAGGCAGCGATATGAAATACGTCGAGCATTCCGGGGCGGGTATTTCAGCCGGGGCAAATGACCTTGAAGTTCTTGAACACAGAATAGCGAAGCTGGGTTTGAATATGATTTTGAAGCGTCCGACCGGCGATGTTACTGCGACCGCCCGCGCGCTGGATCAGTCCGAAGCGGATTCTCCGCTAGGCATGTTCGCCCGGCATATAGAAAAACAGTTGGAAGCTATGCTTGATTTATTCGCGATGATTTTGAACTTAGGTGAAGATGCTGGCGGAAGTGTTACCGTTTACAAGGATTTCAGCATAACGATGCGCGACGGCGAAGACATCAAGGCGCTGGCGGATATGCGTGCGGCACGTGATATCAGTCAAGTCACTTACTGGGACGAATTGAAACGCCGCAATTTGTTGTCCGACGATTTCGACGCGGACAACGAAATCGATTTACTTGATCTGGAATATCAAGACAGTCAGACAGGATTCACGGAAGCGGAAATCGACGCCGGGAATAAAGTCGGTGACGAAACTGGCGATGCTGAAGGACATACGCACGTTTTACAGTCGAACGGCTGGACAAATGAAGTTGACGGGCATCGCCATAAGTGGGAACCTACAGGCTCAGAAACTAGCGAAGCCGACGGGCATACGCACCCATTAAGGGGAATTGCAGATGCGACTATTGAACGAAGCGCGCCACAAGGACAAGAAACGCCACAAGGACAAGCGGCGCAAACGGAGGTAATCTGATGGATTTTTACACGAACTTGTTAGTCTGGTTAATCGAGAATCCGCTTTTGTCGATCCCGATAGTGATGGTCGAATTCGCGGTTTGTTACTGGCTCTATTACAGACTCGGGGAGCATCCGATTTTAAAGATCATTTTCGGGGTGTGGTTTCAACCACAGAACTTCATTGTCAATACTGTTGCGATGTCGATTATCTGTCTTGATCCGCCCCGGGAAACTACCACTACCGCCAGACTGAAACGTTACAAATACATGGTGCCCGAAAACTGGCTTGATGAATGGCGGGTCACGGTAGCTGATACGATCGGGCATTTCCTGAACAGGTGGGACCCCGGACACTATTGACATGCCCGTCGTACCTTGCCAGAAAAACGGGAAGTCGGGTTTTAAATACGGACGACGTGGAAAGTGCTACACGGGCAAGGGCGGTAAGGCAAAAGCTGCCCGGCAAGGTAGAGCAATCCGCGCGCGCGGTGGTAAATAATGCCGAATATTTCACAAGGCGACGTAACAATTGATGTTATCCATCAACACATACACGACGGAAATCTTTTTTCTATCGATACCTATAATGGATCATTAGGGTCGAACGCTTTTATTGATTTGCTTGCTGTTACTAGTTCTATTACGCATCTTCGGTATATTGCCGGGTGCGGTGGGGATGGTTTGATAACGATCTACGAAGACACGACAAGCGTTCCGGCAAGCCCGGAAGACGTTCTTCCAAGCATCAACCGGAACCGGATTCGTGCCGCAAAAGTTACGTCATCAATATTAGTTTACCGGAATCCCGTGTTATCTAGCCCGTTAGGGATTTTGATTGCTGGGCCTGTTTTTGTACCCGGCGGACACGGCGGTTCTGCGCCCGGGGCACAATCGGAAGGCTGGGGCGAATTCATTCTGAAACCAAATTCGAATTATTTGTTTCGTATTCAAAACGTTTCAGGTGTCGCGGATGATTTTGGCGTTCAACTGGATTTCTATGAATGACGGAAACAGTTGCACAACGAATAAGAAACGATATCATAGCGCAGGACATACGCTATCGCCGGGCCGATGCTGCTGTTCGGAATGATGTAGATGCACGACTCGATAAACTAGAAAAATCGATCGTCGCAATGATGCTGAAAATCGACGTTAACGGAACCAAGCAAGTCGCAGCAAGACAGCGACGGCTGAAGAAATTAAATTTCGAATTGGGCGTTCTTATCAGAACTGCGTATTCAGAAATAAACGGGTTGCTTCGCGCGGCTGGTCGACGTATCGCAAAAGTAGAAGCCCAGAATATTAACAAAATCGTCGCGGAGAATTTACCATGACAAAGAATTTAAAAAACGCTTTCGCCTTTATTGTTGGATTGCTGTTCGCATTCCTGATGCTGAAAATGATCCTGACCCCGGTTGCCGCGCATGGCGCATCGCATGACGATATCAATATCACGATCTTGCATGAATATGAAGCCCCGCCTGAAGGCGGCGGTAACACGGGAACAAACGACGGTTTCGATAATGGGGCGTCTATTCAACCGTATAGCAAATTGTTCGCCATGCTAAACGCGCCGAATTTTTGCGTTTTCGATTATGCTCGCGGCTGGCAAGGCTGCGGATCAGTCGGTTGGTATGATAACTATTACGGCTATAACGCTATGTTCGCCACAAGGATCGACAATACAATGATAAAATTTGGCATTCAATTCGACGAAGATTTCGACGAATATTCCGGCGGGGTCGGTGCGTCAATGCACTTTAACTGACATGAAAGGTTTACGTTGGATTGATAGCCCGATAGCTAGCAGGATTTTTGCGATCCTGTTATCTATTATTTTGAGTTATTTCGGATACGAAAAAGTTGAAGAATACCGGGCATCAAAGAATCAACCAGCATCGGCAACAGCAGACGTAAAAGTCAACATCGAGGCAGGTCCGGCGCATTCTCATCCCACAGTAGTCGGACGCGACGCGATCAAGGCACTTATCCGCGAAGCAATAGAAGCACAGCACGAAAAGGATTTGAAAACTTTTTCAAAAAAAGAAGCATGGGAAAATGGTGGATAGCAAGTGGCTGAAATCATTGAATTCGAAACGGAAGCATTGCCGCCGGAAGTAACGAACGCGATTGCAACCGGCGTCGCCTTGTCTGGCGCGACTATCTTAACGTGGACACGCCGCCAATCGAAAACACTTCAGGATTCAGTTATGGATCAGGTCCGACTATCTTTGGAAGCCGGGGAGTCTACGCAGCAAGCAACGACGCGAATCACCGGGGGTAAAATAAACGGTGTTCAGGTTCCCGGCGTTATGCAGACATCCAGACGCGCAGCCGAAACACTGGTCCGCACCGCGATCGCACAAGTGGTCAATGCTGCCGCGTTGCAATCCTATCAGGACATGGAAGTCGTAAAGGCTATTCAGCAGATAAGCACACTGGACAACCGGACAAGCGATATCTGTATCGCCTATTCTGGTCTGGCGTGGGACGCTAATACACTGGAACCGATCGGGCACAATCTGCAATTCAACGGAGGACCGCCACGGCATTTCAATTGCCGAAGCCGTATGGTTCCAGTTTTGAAATCGTTCGAAGAGTTGGGGATAGATGCGGAAGAAATACCGATTGCAACCCGTGCCAGTATGGACGGGGAAGTACCCGGCGATATTACCTTTGACAAATTTCTTCGTGGAAAATCGAAATCATTTCAAGATGATCTATTGGGACCGGGTCGCGCGCGCTTATGGCGAAGCGGCAAAATAACACTTACCCAGCTTGTCGACTTCCGGGGGAACCCGCTGACGCTGGATCAATTAGAGGCACTTTGATCAGAATTTAACAGTTCTGATACTGTTATATCTTCCATTTCGACAATAGAAGTTTCAGTCGTATCGGTATCACCTAACAGGGTGATTTCTTCGATAACGATTGTGCTTTTGACGTTCTTTACCATTTCAACAAACATTTTCATTTCTCCGTTAAGAAAAAAGCTTTTCAACTTTTCGGGTATAAACCCAGATTTTGTAAGCATTGCGAATTTTTGTAATCATGTCAATTTATCCTTTCTGTCTTGTATGTTTTAAATATTAGCATAATTTAGCAAAAACGCAAGCGTTTTCGTAGAAAATAATTAACAATTTTGTTTGCATTTTGTTCTCTGTTGCTAATATAATCGCCACACTGTTTATTATAGCGGGAAGCAATGAAATGCCATTAGAAGCCACTTTATCCAGTCTGGAAAATATCGACGAAACTCTTCACGACGAATACGAAGCAACCGAGGACGGGACCTACCGCCTGAAAATTCTGGCGAATTACACGCCGAACGACAAGGTCGAAGATGTCAGCGGATTGAAGTCCGCGCTGCAAAAGGAACGCGAGAACGCGAAAAACGCTACCCGGCAGTTGACCCAGATTAAGGAGCAATACGGGGAAATCGACCCGGAACAATATCAGCAACTTCTGACGGAGCATGAAAAACGCGAAGAAGAAGAAGCCCTGAAGCGCGGAGAATACGACAAGCGCATTCAACAGGTGAAGGAAAAACAGCAGCAGGAACTAGATAAACGTTCCCAGCGCGAACAGCACTTGATCAATGTGATCAAAGAATCTAAAATTGACGCAGCAGTCGTTTCTGCGTTGAACGAGTTGCACGGCAATGTTAATTTATTGCTGCCGCATGTGAAAACGCGGATGCAACTTGTTGAAGAAGACGGGCAATTCCATGCCCGTGTGATCGATGAAACCGGAACCGTTCGGGTTAACGCGGAAGGCAAGCCGATCACAGCGAAAGAACTGGTCAGCGAGATGCGGGATCAGGAATCGTTTGCCGCAGCATTTGCGGCTGATGTCAAAAGCGGTGGTGGGACCCCGCCAAATGGCAGCGGCGGCGAAGGCAGTGGCAAAAAAGGAGGGATTCCTAGTGATTTAAAACGGTCGATGATGACGCCACGCCAAAAAGTTGATTTTGTCAACCAGCATGGCAATGACGAATTTCTGAAACTTCCGTTGTGAATCGATTTAATTAACCGCAACTTAAAAGGTCAATACAATGCCTGAAGGTTCTCGCGAGTCTTTTGCCGGTTCTGGTCGGCTTCCGGAAGGAATTATCTATCCGGAGTTAGTCCATAGCGGCATGTCGGAGACTCTTGTCCAAAATACCGACGCTTTCAACCGTGCTTCGTTGAATGCACTGCGCATCGTTACCAATCGCCAGAAAGGTGACTTCGCACAGGAATCATTCTTCAAGAACGTTACCAACATCGTTCAACGCCGGGACGTAAATGTTTCACCGGCAAACCCCGCAGTCGCATCGACTGGCGTTCCGATCGACGAATTCGTGTCAGTCAAGCTGAATCGCCGTATCGGTCCGATCGATCAAACGCTGGATTCATTCCGGAAACTGGGGTCAAACCCGGATATGGAAGTTCTATCGTTTCTGTTGGGCGGTCAAATCGCGAAAGCGATGCAGGTCGAAATGCTCGACACTCTGATCCGTTCGCTGGTCGCTTCCATTACCGCGCAAGGTGCCTCGCTTGTTCACGACGGCGATGTCGGGACGGCTGGTATGGATACGAACGATCTGGTCGACGGTCTGGCGCTGTTTGGCGATGCTGCATCCCGGGTTCGCATCTGGGTTATGCATTCGAAGCCTTACTACGAACTGGTCAAAAGCCAGATCACAGCCAATATCGACGGCGTGTCAAACTTCAACGTTGCCAGCGCAACCCCGATTACCCTGAACCGCCCGGTTCTGGTCACTGACTCGGCTGCACTGATCGACGCCAGCGTTTCCCCGACGCAATACATCACGCTCGGTTTGACCGAAGACGCGGCCATTGCTGAAGACAGCGAAAGCGACATGATGCATTCCGAGATCATCACCGGTCAGGAAAATCTTGTCGCCCGTCTGCAAGGTGAATACGCCTACAATGTCGGCTGCAAGGGTGTGAAGTGGGACGTTACGAACGGCGGTGTAAACCCGAACGATGCCGCGCTCGGAACTTCGACGAACTGGGATTCCGTGATGGACAGCATCAAGGATTTGCCGGGCGTCGGAATTCGCTCGCAACTGTAATCAACCGGGGGGCCTTCGGGTCCCCCTTTTTTTAACTAAACTGGTAGCCACCATGCCTATAGAAAATACCGATCAAGTAGTCGCAGCCCAGAAAGGAAAACAGCGGGCTATCCTTTACTTCCAGCGTGATCACGAACAGATCGCCAAGGAATTAGCAGGCGCGTTGCGTGCTGGGAACAAACTCGCAAACATGGTATATGCGAACCTGTTCAATGGCCCGGAAGACTGTGAAAAATGCGAGGCAGTCGCAATTCAGGCAGATGCGCCGAAAGTGCATCTGATTGCAGCATCCTACAAAAAAACGTTTCCAGAAACAGAACTTCATTTCTTCAACAGCGAAGGCGATTTTGTTGCGGGACCCCAGATCGAAGACACTGGTCGATTTGTTATGCCGTCCTTGAAGAAGAAGGGTTCGGAACCCGTTGAACCTGTTCCGCCGACAGCGGAAGAAGTCGCCGCAGCGAAAGCCGCTATTATCAACGGCGCAGAGGACGACGGTTTGACGGAATGGGAAAAATCTGCTGACGCCGAAGCGCAAGCTTCTCGGGAAGAAAATGCGAAAAACACTGCTACCGCCCCGACGGGCGACTCCGATACTTCAGGCGAAACCGGAACTGAAGCCGCTGATTCAACCGAAGCCGAAGCCGCTGACGACGCGGAATTTGAAGCGGGCGATGACAGCGGGGGAACAAAAGGCTAGTTTAAACAGTCTGATTTATTCTATTTGTCGTGGCCCCGTATATAAAACCGGGGCCACGATAGTTTCCGGAATTCTTACCAATACGGAAAAGATCAGGATAATCGCAGGGATCGGGCGGGAAATACACTGCTACGAATCGTCGAAAACTCGGGTTGCTTCCCGGGTATTTGCTACTTTCGACGCTTTTTATTTACCGACTCCGCCAAAAAATGCACGTTACTACGTCGACGACAGTGATCCAATAGAAAATATTGGAACCCTGTTTTTATTCGAAGCTGTTCCAATCTGTTGCGGTTCGTTCTTGGATTCGGCTATAATCATGGGCACTGAACCCTTGCTGCGGGAAGCCTTGAAGGGTAGACACTTTATTCCCCGCGCATATTTCGCGGAATACGCAGCAATGGAGCTTCAACCATGACCCTTCGAATTGATCCCGATGACCTTTCACAAGGTTCCAGCCTAGCGTGTGCTGGCGTAACTTTTACAGTAGGCTCGCCGCTTAACGAAGTCGTAATGACCGCGACGGCTACACTTCCGATTTTAACTGCTGGTGAATTCTTTGAAGTTCGCGACCACAGCGACGGTCGAAATAACGGTCTTTATCTGGAAGTCGGTGGGTCCCCAACAACTTCAAGCATCACAGCCAGAAAGATCAGCGGGAACAATCCAGTTACGGCGGCATCAGAAGCGATCACCACGCTGGGAAATTCTAGCGGATCGCCTATCGCATCAACGCAAAAATCTGTCCATATCGCAACTGACGATCGTGATATTTATATTCTGGAACAGGGGCTTGTCGATCCGGATGGTGTAACCGAACAAGCTTTGTATTCGTTCTTGAAAGAAGAATGGAAAAACGATCCGGTCCTTATTCCTTACATTTTCCCGATGGTGGCGATCACTCCGGAGCAATACGAATTTTCCGACAACTGGAATCCGAAAGACGATGTCGGATCGTCCCCGGCTCTGTACCGCACGCGCAAGCTGATTCGAACCGGCGGCTGGTCCGAACTAGATACGGCTGGATTTCTAATCAAGCAATATGCCGGGGCGATCACGCTTGGCGGTTTTGTTGAAGCAACCGACCGCGCGTATTATCAACAAGGCAACGATCCAACCGATACCGGCGCGGGCATTAACTTCGATTTCGATGGTCCGGTAAACGAAGCCATTCTGATTTATAACCGAATCATTGATAACGGTGGGACCGGCGGGCTTGACTTCACGACAAATTCGATCACAAGAAATGACGGCGGTTCGTGGATTGCGGACGGTGTTCAAGTCGGCGGTCAAATCACAATTGAAAATTGTTCGGGCACGTCGCCGCTTAACGATAAAACAGTTTTGGTCGTGGCAGTCACTGCGTCGACTGTTACTGTTCCAGCCGCGTCCTTTACCGCAACTGGATCACCGAACGAGAGAACGGCGGACGTTGCTGTCGATAACAGAAACGCTTTGACCCTGTTCTTGCGTGAAGGTTTCTCGGTTGCACTGAATCCGGATTCTGGAAAGACTTACGCACAAGCGAACCTGACCGACATCGGTGTTACCAGCGTTCAAAACCAAGTCTACCGGTTCCCGCTGGCGAATTCTGCCGATCTGAAAGTTTTGAATTCAGACGCTACAGTATCGACACGATCGCCGACAGTGACAATTTCGTATTTCGCGACGCCGCAAGTTATCAGCGGGTTCAATGCCGACGCAAGTTCGACACAGTCCCCGCAAACGAACGCCGCTTTCGGCGTTGTTATCGATGCGAAGGGTCTTTCGCTTGAATTCGTTTACGAATATGTTCAGTACCAGCTTCGGCAGGCTGCGAACATTAACGCGAACACGCTTTCCCCCGGCGGCGGGGTTGTTACTGGACGGACTGCGGACGAATTGCTTGAATTTGTTGGCGACTCGCTCGGAACACTGGCGGCAACTAATCCGTCAGGCGGCGGAACAGGTGTTGCGGTCATCAACTTCAGTGCAGCCGATACAAATAGGCTTTCCCAGATTGATAACGACACCCTGACCCGGTCATTTCCGTTCGTTGCCGCTGGTGTTATCAGCTTCAACGAAAACCTGCAAAACGATGCAGGTCCGGCGAAATTCACTATGTTTTTCCGCTGGACTACTCGAACGGCTGTCAGTGATCTTACGCTTTCCGGAATTACCGGATCAACTGCGACGCTATCGAGTGCAACCGACGCGCTTCCAGCCGCAGCGACGATCGGATCATATGTCGGATTAAGTGGGTTTACTGATCCGAATAATAATGGCGTGTGGTTGATATTGGCGAAAGGATCGCCAGAACAAGGATTCTGGACAATTCAGCGTTACGACAGCACGTTAACGATCACAGCCGAAGGCCCGATTTCTGGAAACGTCGATCGAAATCCGATAGATTCTCCGGATGCCACTGTTGTCAATTCTGCTGGGTCGTTCAGCCCGTTACCAATAACCGGTATTGTTGCCGGGGGGTCGGCGTCTTACGATTTCGACTACGATAACAATTCGCAAGGCGGGCGGACGCCCGCAACGGTTGCGGATGTCATTGTTCGCGCGATAGGTACTACCACGGCGCAATTTGTTCAAACTACCGGGCAAATTCAGCGGACAACGACAAATAACTTTTCACTGGTTGCGCCTTTGGAACGTAACTTCAGCAACCCGTAAACGGTGACTAAATATGCCAATAAGTCCGCGACCTACTCCGGATTATCCCCCCCGGTCGCCAATATCGACGCCGCTGAATCGTTACCAGATTATTGTAAACTGTCGAATTACAATAACTGTCGATGCGCCCGATACTGCTGAAGCGCAAGACCGGGCGGGGGATGAACTTGATGCTATTGGCGACGTTTCGAATATAAACTTCCCCGGGCAACCGACTTTGGTGGAAGCTAATGTCGGGACTACCGGATAATGGGCGGTGTTGTTTCAGTTACGGCGACGCGTATTCAGGATTTCGAAGGAACGCCGACTTTTTCCAGTATTGGCGGCGGTGCTGGTGCTGGTAAAGAATTAGTAACTTTCTTTCAAGGTGCTGCGTCCGGCTCGCGTAAGGTAACAAGTTCAACAACGGCTGGATTTCTAGCAACTGGTCTGACAACGAACAGCATTCGAACGAGCATCCGGAATGTACTTGCCGCGCCGACATCCCCGATCATACTAAATCAGCGACGATTTACAGATGAAATAACATCGGCAACATTCCCGCACGGGTATACTATGCTGATAAAAGTATATCTGTCGGATGGGCAGGATTTAAGTTCTAGCGGTCTAAGGACCCGATTTGACGACGGTACTGTAAATTCGTGGTCTGAATTAGCCATTTGTGACGATGGAACGATACCACATCGGTATGTTACCCCCTACCCACCTACGGAATCGTGGCTTATCCGCGCGTATTTTATGGGGAATTTCA